GGCGAACGTCGGCGGACTGTTCGTCCCCGCCCTGGCGAACGCGGCCGGGATCATCACCGGCTCCGTCATGCCCCGCCTCCTCAACCTCACCGATGGACTCGGCGGGGTGGGGGACGCCCTCGGCACCGTGGGGGACATGTTCCGGCTCGGCTTCTCTGACGGGAACGCCGCCGTCAACGAGGCCACGCAGGGGCTCACGGGTCTCCCGTTCCAGATCGGGCAGATCGCCGGGGCCGCCGGGGACCTCGGGGCGATCTTCCGCGAGTCGCTGGTGGACGGGGCCGGCAACTCGGCGCTCCTCGCGGAGGACTCCCTGCAGGGGCTCGCGACCCGCGCGGGGGAGTTCGTGTTCCAGACGCAAGGGACCCTGTTCTCGATGTGGGACGGGCTCCGGGAGGGTCTCGCCCCGGTCATCGGTCCCATCCTCGAGCAGGTGTCCGGGGCGTTCACCACCATCGGGGCGATCGTCAAGGTCGCGTTCGGTGGGGGCGGTGGTGGGGGAGGGTTGCAGTCCTTCTCGGATCTCCTCGCCTCACTCGCGCAAGGTGCCCTGCCCCTCATCATCGACTATTTCACCCGGTGGGCCGATGTGGTGGCCGCCGTCATCCCCGTCATCGTCACCGTCCTGCAAACCCTGGTGCCGGCGATCTCGGACATTTTCGCGCAGATCGGGCCGGTCCTCGCGCAGCTCGCGCCGATCATCGGGCAGGTCGCCGGCCTATTCGCGACGACCCTGGTGACCGTCATCCAGGCGTTGGCCCCCGTCATCCCCCCACTGGTCGCGGCGATCGGTCAGGTGGCGTCGGTCCTCGCCGGGGCGTTCCTGTCCGTCCTCACCACCCTCGCCCCCGTCCTGCCCGTCCTGGTGGACGCGATCGGGCAGATCGCCACCGTCCTCGCCGGGGCGTTCGCGGAGGCACTCGCCGCTATCGCACCCGTCCTCCCCGTCATCGCCACCGTCATCGGTCAGGTGGCGACCGCCCTCGCGGGGGCTTTCGCCGGGGCGTTGCAGGCCGTCCTCCCGGTGCTGCCCGTCATCGCGGACGTCCTCGGTCAGGTGGCCGTCATGTTCGCGGGGGCACTGGCGACCGCGTTGCAGGCGCTCCTCCCGATCCTGCCCCCGCTGGTGGAGGCGCTCTCGACCATCGCGCAGGTCCTCATCGGGGCGCTCATGGGCGCGTTGCAGGCGATCCTCCCCATCCTGCCCACGCTCATCAACGTGTTCCTCGAGCTCATCATGGCCGCGGTCATCCCCCTCCTCCCGCTGCTGCCGATGCTCGCGAACCTCATCGCCATGATCCTGCAGGCGGTCGCACCCCTCATCCCCCCACTCCTGCAACTGGTCATGGTCATCATCCAATTGGTGGTGGCCGCGATCGTCCCGCTCCTCCCGTTCCTGCCCATCGTGATCGGCCTGTTCACCACCCTCATCGGCGCGATCATGCCCATCGTCGGGGTCCTCATCTCCATCATCGGGGCGTTCATCGGGTTCGCCTCGACCGTCGCGTCCGTCGTCATCGGGTTCGTGTCCACCGTTATCGGGATCTGGACGTCCCTGTGGACCGGGATCTCGGGGATCGTCACCCGCATCGTCGGCGGGGTCACCGGCGGGTTCCAGGGACTCAAGGACGGGATCGGCCGGATCTTCTCCGGCATCGCAGATTTCGTCGGCGGAATGTTCGAGGGCATCGGTGGCGCAATCAAGGGCGCGATCAATGCCGTCATCCGCGGAATCAATAACACCGTAATCGGTGGCATCAATGTTGTCATCGACGGTGTAAACCTAGTCAATCCCTTTGACGACATTCCGCACGTTCCGAAGATTCCCACATTCCACGTCGGCGGTGTGGTCGATTTCGGGAACGTGGGACAGGGGCTCGCACTCCTCCGCAACGACGAGACCGTGGTCACCCCCGAGGACCGGGACCGGGCCGCGGCGCTCCTCGTGGCAGCGGCCGGCGGTCGCCTCGGAGGAGGCACCGCACTGGCAGCACCGACGCAGGCCGGCCCCGTCACGATCGAGGAACACATCCATCAGGCACCGGGCGAGCCGATCGCGGGGGTCGCCGCCCGGGTCACGCAGTCCGTCGTGTGGAACCTCAACTCGGGCATCACCCGCCCCGCGCCGGCAGGAGCCCTCCCGTGACGATGCTCTATCAGGACGACCGGACGTGGCTCTACGCCGAGCACGACGAGCGGTACGCCCTCGGAGATCCCGCTACCCCCCTCCTCACCCTCAACGCCGTGGACGCCTTCGGGTGCGCGTGGGCCGCCGACACCCCCGAAGGGTCCGACGCCCCCGAGGTGACCCTCCCGATGGACGCCCGGCAGGACGGGCACGGCGGCTACTCCGGTGAACCCACCTACGAGCCCCGCGCCCTGTCCTTTACTGGCACCGTCGCCGCCCCCTCGAGGGACGCCCTCAAGGCAGCACACCGCCGCTACCTCGCCGCCGTCCTCGGCGCGGTGCCCGGCTTCCAGCGGTACACCGACCTCAACGCGGGGCCGGCCCGCGGCCTGTGGGTCAAGCCATCCGGGAAACCCCGCTGGCGGGCGCTCACCGACCGGGCCGCCGAGTTCGCGTTCGTCCTCATCGCCGAGGACCCCTTCTGGACCGGGGCAGCCACCACCTACGGTCCGGTCCGCCTCCCCATGGTCGGGGGGGAAGGTGGCTACCCGATGGGCGCGGCCGGCGCGGTCATGCCGTGGACGTCCACCGGGGGCACGGCAGCGCAGACCGTCGCCCGGGTTCCCAACGACGGCGACGAGGACGCTCACGCCGTCTACACCGTCACCGGCCCCATTCCCCGGCCCCGCATCCAGCTGGGGAACGGTCTGTTCGTTGCCCTCGCCGCCGACCTCGGGGCGTTCGACGTGTGGACCGTAGACACCGCAGCCGGCACCTCCACCGTCAACGGGGTCGACCGCTACGACGCCTGGGGGGCCGGCTCAGTGTTCCCCCTCATCCCCGGTGGCACCGTCGACCCCGCCACCGGGGAGATCTCCGGGGGCGGCACCGAGATCCGTCTCCGCTCCGGGACGGGCGGGCAGGACCAGACCGCCCGCCTCGAGATCCTGACCGCATCGACCTGGAAGTGAGCCCCCCGTGACCGTCCTCTCCCCGCCCTACGTGCTCGGAGCCGCCGGGCAGGTCATCCCCGGCCGAACCCTCCGCACCTCCCTCGGCGCGGTGTTCATGCCCGGCGCGGGAGTCGCCGCCGTCGCCGGGGTCCTCGCCGGGCCGGCGAACACCATGGGCGAACTCGCGCTCCCGTCCCCGACGCAACTCACCGTGCAGCCGTTCCGGGCCGTCGTCCAGAACACCGAGGACCTCACCGCCGGGCAGTACGTGGTGACCAACGACGCCGCCGTCACCCTGGCCGTCACAGCGCAGGCCGCTACACAGTTCCGCCGCTCCCTCATCGTCATCGAGGTCAACGACTCACAGACCGCCGGGGTCGCCTCCTCCGCGACCACCGACCGGGTGCGCCTGCACATCCTTGACGGGGCGCTCGCCGCCTCCTCCGAGGCCGCCGCCCTCCCCGGTGTCCTCGCGAACTCCCTCGCCCTCGGTGAGCTCCTCATCCCCCCGACCGGGCAGACCGTCACCCTCTCCCCCTACCGGCCGCGCACCACCATCCGCGGAGGGGTACTCCCCCTGCCCACCGAGGCCGCGGTCCTCGCCCTCCCCACCGCCCGCCTGTGGCCCGGGTTCCGGGCGTTCGCGGAGGACACCGCCGCCGAAGCCGTGTGGGACGGGGCCGGGTGGGCGTGGTACGACACCCGCTGGCAGACCTACACCCCCACCGTGTCGGTGACCAACGCCCCACCGTTCGCGGAGATCACCTACGGGTCAGCGACCCGGATCGGCCGCTACCGCCGAGCCGGCCGGCAGGTGCACCTCAACGTCATGTTCCGGCTCGGGACCGGGACCAGCTACGCCGGGCTGAACGGGCCGATCCGCATCGGCTACCCGACGAACCTCATGCCGTCCGCGGCGAACAACCCGCAGGCCGGGATCGGTAACGCCTCCGGGGCCGCGTTCGTCGCCCACGCCGGGGGCTCCGCGGTCGGCGCTGTCTATCACGAGCAATACAACACCGACCCCGCCACCTTCCGCATGTATTTCCTTTACCCCACAAACACCGCCGCCCTGGCCGGTGGCTCCTCCCCGACGTGGAACCTGACCACCGCCGGCAACTACGTGCAGTTCACCACCTCATACGAGATCGCCTGACGTTGCGTTCGTTCCCCCGTGAAAGGATCGGTTCGTGACCGAACCCGAGGAGAAGCACAGGCGCACCGGCGAGGGTGGGCTCCACGAACTCACCGACGACGACTACTTCACCGCCCTCGAAACCATGCCGCCCGTGTACGACGCCGAGGGCCGGCAGGTCACCGGCCTGTTCGATGACGTGCAGGACCTGCGCGCCGAGAAAGCCGCCGAACGGGGACCCGAGAAGTGAGCACACAGGTAGGGGTACTGGCCGCCTGGCGGGACCTCATGCGGTCGTGGGGGTTCACCGTCCTCGAGGCCGGCGGCTGGCAGACCCGCGACGCCGAACCGAAGACCCCCTACGACCCGACCCGCATGTTCCTCGAGCACCACGACGCCTCGACCATCCTGTCCGGTACGTGGGGTGCCCTGGCTTACGTCACGAACCAGAAGCTCGCGCAGCTCGTCTACTCGCGGGACGGGCAGGCGATCCTGGTCGCCGCCGGGGTCACCTGGCACGCCGGGGTGGGTGGCCCGTTCCTGGACGTCCCCGCCAATCAGGGGAACCGCTACTCGATGGCCGTCGAGGTAGCGAACTCCGGGGCCGAGCCCTACTCCCCCGCCCTGACCCGGCTCATCGTCGCCGGGGAGGCCGCGTGGTGTGTCGTCACCCGCCGCACCCCCGACCGGGTGCGCGGCCATAAGGAGTGGGCCACCCCCACCGGACGCAAACAGGACCCCTCCGTCAGCATGACCCAGCGGCGCGCCGACGTGGCCGCCTACCTCAAGCAAGGAGACGACGTGCTCACTGACGACCAGGATCTCCGCCTGCGCAACATCGAGCGGGCGCTCGGCGCGATCGGCGCAGCCCCCAACGGGCCGAACCCGGGGATGCCCGTGAGCGACACCATCCTCTACCGGGTGCGCGCACTGCCCGCCCTCCTCGCGGGGGCCGACGTGGACGAGCAGGCACTCGCGCATTCCCTCGCCCCCCTCCTCGCCGGCCCGCTGGTGTCATCGATCGTCTCCGAGCTCGAGGGGGTGGACGGACTCACCACCGCGGAGGCCGAAGCCGCAGCCGAGCGGGCGGTCCGCCGGGTCCTCGGCGGGCTGGACACCCCCACCGCCTGACCGATGACCCTTCCCCCGCCCGGCAGCCCCCGGCAGGTCCGGTGGAGATACCACTTCACTGACTTCCGGCTCGGGGTCCTCCTCGCCACCCTCCCCATGACCGGGGTGTCCCTCGGGGACGTCCTGTCCGGGCCGGCCGCCGGATCGGGGGTCATCCCCATCGCCTCCGAGCAGGTGCGGGCGCGGGACCCGTTCGGGGCGACGATCCCCCGCCGCTCCTGCTGTTGGGCGGAACGGCAGGAGATCCTCCCCGGGGTCGGTGTGGTCGCCTCCGAGGTGCCGTGGGCCGGGATCGTGGTGGGCCGCGAGCGGGCACTCTCCGGCCGCGGCATGAAAATCAGCATGATCACCTGGCCCGGCTACCTGCAGAGCCGGCTCACCCCCACCCTTGCGTTCCGGCAGGTCGATAAGTTGGAGATCTTCCGCCGGCTCCTCGACCGCGGACTCGAACAGCCCTACGTGGACACCCCCGACCCGGGGTTCTATCCGCCGACGTCCCCGCACACCTCACCCCTCGAGGTCCTGTCCGGGCCACTGTCGGGGAACCTCGCGGACCGCACCTACCTCGAAAGCGACCTCAAGCCCGTCCTCGAGGCACTGTCGGAACTCGCGTCGTCCGAGGACGGGTTCGACTGGCGGATCGTCCCGTTCATGGGCACCCCCGGAGATCTCACGTCTTTCCGGGTCCGGGCGGATCTCGGCTACCCGCGCCTGGGCCGGGTCGCCCCCGTCGATCTCCGCTGGTCCTCCGACCCGGAGGACGTCCGGCAGCGGTGGGGATTCGTGCAGGACCTCACCATCACCGAGAACGGATCCGCGGTGAAGAACAGGATCACCGCCATGGGCGCGGGCACCGGCGAGGACCAGATCCGTGCGACCGCCGTCAACTACAACGAGTGGGCCGCCGGCTATCCCCTGTGGGAGGGGTCCCTCAACTCGAGCACCGGCGATGACCGCACCTACGAGACCGTCTACGGGAAAGCACAGGGGGCACTGGTCTCCGGGGCCGCGTCGGAGATCCGCCTGTCCGCGATCAAGGTCCGCGGCGACCTCGCCCCCGTCGTCACCTCCTACGGGCTCGGGGACGACATCACCATCCGCGTCGGGGAGACCACCACCGGCCGGCCGGCGACCATCACGGGGCAACTCACCGGCCGCACCATCGAGCCGGCGGAGCAGGGGAGGACCGAGATGGTGACCCTCGACGTGCAGGGGACGGTGGCCGCGTAGTGGCGCAGATCCTGGCCGACACCCTCGAGCAGCGCATCGCGGACCTCGAGGGGACCGTCCGGTCACTCGTCGCGGCCGCAGCTGTCGGGGGCACCTCGGAAGCGGCGACCACCCCCGGGGCGGTCACACTCACCGGCACCGCCTCCACCGTGGGCGGGGTCGGATGGAACACCACGGCCGGCCCCAATGTGGACCTGTTCTCGGTGGGGGGACGGTTCCGGGTGGACGTCGGGGCATCGTTCGAGGTGTACGGGAACAAATGCTCCCTGTTCGCCGGGTTTCAGGTCCGCGGCCCCGTCCTCGACCCGGGGGTGGAGGACCTCGCCGCCGCCCCCATCGTCCGCGCACCCTCCTACGAGGCGTCGGCGTCTCTGCAGGACGACGGGGTGGGCATGAACCAGCTGGGCGCGTTCTCCACCTTCGATGTGGTGACCGGGCTCGAGGTGGGTTGGTACAGGGTGCAGACCGCCTACGCCCTGTCGTACTCCTCGACCACCGGAGCGCCCTATGGGATCGCCACCTACCGCCGCCTCGCCGTCACCCGCTACTGAGGAGCGCCCATGACCGCCACCCTGGCCACGAAGCAGGACGCGCAGAATCGTGCGCTCCGCACCTTCCTGCAGTCCCTCGCCGTGGACGTCCTCATCGCCCTCGGCGCGGTCGGCTACGAGGTGGTCTCCTCCTCGAGCGACGTCGATTGGAAGCTCCTCGGGCTCCTCCTCGCGAAGACCGCCCTCACCGTCCTGTTCTCCTACCTCATGCGGCTCAAGTACGACCCCCTGTCGCCGCCCCTGCCCGACGTCCTCCCCCCCGCGGACCCTGGACCACCGGCCGACCCGTCGCAGGCGCTCACCGGCCGATCTGGCGGGCACGCGGGCCACGATTATGAGGCGGACCCCTTCCCCGAGACGCGGATGCGGCGCGCTGTCCGCCCCCCGGTCCCCCTGCCGCCGGATCTCCGCACACCCGGCTACGCAGCGCACGCACACCCCGAGGACGTCGAGACCGAAGCGGATCGGCAGGCGCGCCGCAACGAACCGGGCTAGAGCACGCGCTACCGTCCCCCGTGATCGACCCACCCGCCGGGGAAGCGGGTGGGTCGTCTTACGTCACGGGCACTATCTGCCCGTCCTCGGTGAGGAACACCCACCCGAGGTGCCAGTGCAGCAGCGGCCGGGAGGCCGGCGACCGGACGTCGCTCGAGGACAGCAGCCACCCCCGGGGCCGGGACCACGTGGGCGACCCGTGCACCGTGTCCGAGCTGCCCCCGCCGAGGTTGTGCACCTCCGGGCGGAGCGCAATGAGGTTGGACAGGACGTCCCTGCCCCCCCGTCCTCCCATGCCGCCGGGCATCCGGTGGTGGAGCTCGAACCGCTCCGGGTCGAGGGGCCGGCCCGTCACGAAGCACCGGCCCTGCTCCCGCTCGAACGCAGCGGCCCGAAGCTCGCGCATGCCAGGCACTCGCGCATCCTATTCCGTGCGTCTATTATGGGGGGATAGCAGGCACACAGTACCGCCTGCCTTACCGAAGGAGCCGAGCACCATGGCAACACCCACCACCACGAAGCGGCCAGCCGGCCGACCGAAGGTCATGGACAACCCCGCCCGCCTGTGGCTGCGCGTGGACGAGGACGTCAAGCGCCGCGCCACCGAGAAGGCCACCGAGGAGGGGCAGGACCTCACGACCGCCCTCCGCGAGTTGGTCGCCGCCTACGCGGACGGCCGGGTCACGATCCGCCGGGGCCGGAGGTGACCCCTCGCAAGCGGGCCGACGACCAGGGGATCACCCTGCCCCCCGGCGGGCGGCCCCGCACCGCCGAGGAGCCGTCCGAGGTGGTCCGCGCCGCCGAGGCACTCAACGAGCGGAGCCTCGCCCGCCTGTCCGAGAACGGACAGGACCCGGACGCAGCCGAGGAGAAGATCCCCGCCGAGCCCGACCCCCGGACCTCGGTGGTGGTCCTGTTCTCCCGCGCCATGTCCGAGGTGGGATCGATCGCGAAGGAGGGGGAGATCAAGGAGGGACCGCAGAAGTACCGGTTCCGCGGCATCGAGCAGGTGCAGCAGCGCCTGCAGCCGATCCTGGTCCGCCACGGGCTCGTGATCCTGCCCCGCACCCTCGAGCGCATCGACCACCCCGTCCGGACCACCCGGTCCGGGGGGTCGATGTACGCCGTCGCCCTGCACGTCGAGTTCACCGTCTACGGGCCGGCCGGCGACACCCTGGTCATGTCCGCGTGGGGTGAGGGGGCGGACTCCGGGGACAAGAGCAGCGGGAAGGCGCACAGCATGGCCTACAAAACCGCCATGCTCGAGGCGTTCTGCATCCCCACCGAGGACACCCCCGACGGGGACGCCACCGTCCCCGAGGACACCTACTCGGAGGAGCAGCGCACCCGCGCCGGCCGCGCCTGGCAGGCCGCCCTCGAATGCCCCGATGAGCCGTGCCTCGCGGACGTCCGCCAGCGGGCAGCGCAGATCCTCGAGGTGCCCGTGGAGATCGACGGGCAGACCGTCACCCTCGAGGAGCGGCTCCGGGGCCGGCTCGCGTACCTCCGGCAGCAGGCCGCGGAGCGCCAGCGGCAGGAGCAGGCCGGCGACACCGGGGCCGGCGGCGCAGGGGGTGAGCAGGGATGACCGAGGCCGAGGAGGACACCGACGTCCGCACCTGCGGACGTTGCGGGGACGAGGTGCAGACCCTCTCCTCCCGTGACCTGTGCGACGGGTGCGAGGAGGAGCAGGAGGCCGAGGACCTGGCAGGCGAGACCGAACGGCAGGACGTCGAGGACGCCGAGACCGGCATCGTCCACGTCAATGACCCGGACGCCTGCCCACACTCCCCCGCCGACCGCATCCGGGACGAGGACGGCACACAGATCTGCACCACGTGCTCGGAGATCATCGAGGAGCCAACCCCCGAGGCGCAGGCGAAGGAGATCGAGCCGGCCGCACCGGACTCCGGGCAGGGGGTCCTCCGGCACATCCCGTGGGGGCCGGGTCAGCGCCCGTACACCCCCGAGGACGTCGAGCACGAGATCCTTGACTACATCGCCCGCCTCAACTCCGGCGCGAAGTTCCAAGCCGGGAAGGAGCAGGAGCTACGGGAGGCCGAGGTCGCCTACGAACTCGCGCACGCCCGGAAGCTCATCGAGGCACCGGGCCGTTCCGAGAAGATGCGCCTCGCGTGGGCGCTCCTCGAGGTGCAGGAGGAGTGGACCCGGGTGATGGTCCTTCGGCAGGTGGTCCGGACGACCCGGGAGGGGATGCACACCCTCCGGCAGCAGTTGACCGGGTTGCAGTCCGTGTCCCGTTCGGTTGGTGTCACCGGGGGCACCGGCCCGGGTCCTCGCGGGTCGGCGTTCCAGTGACCGGGCTCGCGCTCGCCGTCGCGATCTCCGGGGTCATCCTGTACGCGATGCGGAGCCGGCACGGATGACCGCCGCGGAGATCTCCGACGAGGAGCGGGTGGCCGGCGGCTACTCCTGCAAGCACACCGGCCCCGGGGGGCACTGCCAGTTCCGCGCCTCCCGCCCCTCCGGGATGTGCGGCACCCACGACAACGCCCGGCAGCGGGCCGCGGACCGGCAGGCCGCCGACGCCCGCCGCGCCGAGTACGCCCGGACGTCGATGCGGCGGGTGTCCCCCGTCGTCCGCGCCCTGGTCGCGCTCGGCATCGACGCGCAACCCCGATTGTCAGGGGTGCTCATCACAATCGAGGGGGCCGAGCGACTTATCGCCCGGCTCACCGCAACCGAAGGAGCCGCACAGTAATGGCACAGGGAGACGTCACCCTCACCGTCATCGGGACCCTCACCGGAGACCCCGAGCTCCGGTTCACCCCCGCCGGGCACGCCGTCGCGAACTTCACGATCGCCACGAACCCCCGCAAGTACGACCGCGACTCGCAGGAGTGGAAGGACGGCGAGGCATCGTTCTGGCGCGTCAACGTGTGGAGGCAGCAGGCCGAGAACGTCGCGGAGTCCCTCACGAAGGGTGCCCGGGTGTCCGTCACCGGGGTCATCGCGCAGCGGAACTACGAGGTGGACGGGCAGCGGCGGACGTCCTTCGAGATCACCGCCGACGACGTGTGCCCGTCCCTCAAGTGGGCGACCGCGAAGATCACGAAGGCGAGCCGGGCCGGCGGGCAGGTGGACGACCCCGCGCACGACCCGTGGTCTACGCCGGCCGGTGCAGCGGCCGGCGGGGGTCCTCCGTTCTGACCGGAGGGTGACGGACCGCCGGGTCCGCCCTACCCTTCCCCGATGACAGCGCACCGCCCGTGAGCCCCTCTCCCCCGTGACCCCGGGGAGAGGGGCTCCTCGCATGTCCGGGGTGCCGACATGTCATTAGGTGTGTCTATTATCGGGGGAGCGAAACCTACCTGTCCCCGACCCTCGAGGAGCCGCCACGATGACCGACCCGAACCCGCCCTGTCCGACCTGTCGATCCGGGTGCTCCTGCAATCCCGAGGCCGGCGAGTCCTGCACGCACTACGGGTGCAACGGCCGGCCCCCCGGGCAGGACAGCACCTGCCCCGGGGCGATCCTCGAGATCTCCCGCTACGCCGCGCAGCAGGCCGACGAGCACGCCCGCATGCGGGTCCTCCGCGCCCGCCGTGCCGCGAACTCGCACGCCTACGCCCTCAACCTCGCCCGACAGGCCACCGCCGCCCGCGGCGACGTCGAGGCCACGATCGCGGAGCAGTGCCCGCACGTCGAGCCCTGACCCGTTCCGTCACACCACGAAACACCCACCGAAGGAGCCGCACAGAATGACCAGCACCGAGCAGCAGACCAGCACCGAGAACGTCGAGGAGCGGGGGGCCGAGCTTGCCCTCACCCGCGGCATGTCCGTCGAGATGCTCGAGGAGGACCTGCCCGCGCTCCGGGCCGGGCTCGAGGCCGGCATCCGCGCCGCCGCCGCCGTCCTCCGGGAGGAGCGCGGCCGCGTCGTCGCCGCCGAGGACACGTTCGACCTCATCCGTCGCCTGGTGCACGCGCAGGACGTCCTCACCCGCACCGCGACCGCCTACTCCGACGCCGCGAAGGTGGCAGCGCAGGAGATCGCGGAGGAGCTGTCCGCCGCCGTAGGGGAGCAGGACGGGGTGCCGATGGGTCGCCTGGTCGTGCCGGCCGGCGACTACGAGTACGTCATCAAGCCCGTGTTCGCGAGCGGGGCGGACACCTGGGACATGGCATCCCTCCTCGGGGTCCTGGCCGAGCTTGCGGAGGAGGGGCAGCCCCTCCCCGAGGGGGTGGCGCACCTCGAGGCGCTCACGCCCGTCCTCCGCGAGTGGGCGCGGGAGATCGCCGCCGACGCCCTCACCCGGTTCGCCGGGCTCCTGTCCTCCCCGAAGCTCAAGGCCACCGCCGTCGATGCGCTCCGCCGGAAGGTGGCCGCGGCAGGGGACGACCAGCGCGCCGCCGTCCTCGGACAGTGCCGCGTCCGGGGTGGACAGACCTACCGGGAGACCGTCTCGGTTGACGTCGAGGAGCCGAAGGACCGCCGCCGGTAACGTCAACCCCCCACGAAACGCAACCGCCCCCCGGGGTCATCGCCGCTGCTAACGGCTACCCGGGGGGCAGGTGGCCCTCCCTCACGAAGGAGCCTCATGCTATCGAGCACCACCGACACCGCGGCATCACACGGCCGGGTGATCTAGGTGACCGTCACCCGGACACCCCTCCCCGTCACCGCCGTCCCCGACGCAGCCCTCCACGACCAGCGCATCGGCCCGTTCGCCTTCCGCCTCCTGGTCCTCCTCCACGCCGAGACCACTAATCCCCTGTCCGACGAGCGGGACCTCGCCCGCGCCCTCGGCTACACCCCGCAGGCACTCCTCGGCGCCCTCCGGGACCTCGAGGCCGCCGGCTACGCCGTCCGCAGGATCGACGGCGATTGGCAGGTTGCACCGTGGGAGTGACCAGGGGGGCGATGCCGCACGTCGCGTTCACGCAGATCCGCAACGTCTGGCTCCGGGACCGCCGGATCTCCCTCAAGGCGAAGGGACTCCTCGGCTACCTCGCCTCGCACGCCGAGGGGTACCGCCTGTCGCAGGCGCAGATCGTTCGGGAGTCAACCGATGGTCGCGACTCCGTGGTCACCGGGCAGGCCGAGCTCGAACGGGCCGGCTATCTCATCCGGAATCGGGAGCGGAACCGGGCAGGGGGCCGCTATTCCGAGGATGAGTTCACCCTCGTGGACCCCTTCGACCAGGCCGGGAACCTCGCAACCCCTGAACCTCGGGAAACCCAACTCCCTTACGAGGACGAACCTCGGGAAACCCGCCAGCGCGGGAAATCCGAACAGGAGAATCCGAACAGGAGAATCCGACCCATAGAAGAACAAGGGGAGAAGACACCAACCCCTACGGGGTTGGGCGCCACCGGACTCCGCGTGGTGGAAGACCACGAACGCGCCATGACCGCCGCGCAGCAGATCGCCGCCGAGCACTACGAGGCGATGGGGAAGCTCGGGGGGAACCGCGCCTTCCTGGCAGCCCGCGGCATCATCGCCGCCGCCCTCGAGGCAGGGCACACCCCGGAGCAGATCCGGCCCGCCCTCGAATCCCTCCGCCGCCGTGGCCGCCCTGTCACGAACTCCACCCTCGGCCCGCTGCTGGCCGATCCTCGCCTCGCCGCCGCACCGTCCGGGAACGGACACCGCCCCTACACCGACCCCGCGAACGCATCCGCGTACGCCGGGCCGTTCTGACCACCCTCACGAAGGAGCCGCACCATGACCGCCACCGACCCCGCCGTCCCCCGTCGCTGTACCTGCCCGCACTTCGAGAACGAGCACGAGGAGGGGACCGGGCCGTGCCGGGCGCAGATCGCCCTCATGCCCGGCATGTCGCAGCCGACGTCCTCGAGGTGCTCCTGCCCCGCGTTCACCCCTCGGGAGGAGCCGGCGCGCCGCCGGGCAGCCGCCGAGCTGCGGCAGGGTGAGCGCCTCCCGGAGCAGATCTCCGCCCGCGTCACTGCAATCCGGGACCGCGCAGCCGAGGCCGGCCGACTGGTCACCGTCGAGGAGCAGCAGGGGATGGACGCCGGCCGGCGAGCCCGGGAGCAGCAGCAGACACGCGCCGCCGACGCCCGCCGCGCCCTCGAGATCCTCGAATCGGTCCCCACCCGGTTCCGGTCGGCCGGCATCACGCACCCCGAGGTGGGCCGGTGGGCCGGGCAGGTGGTCGCCGGGGACACCGAGGAGTCCCTCATCCTCCTCGGAGGGGTGGGCACGGGTAAGACCACCGAGGCGTTCGCCGCCTGGTCCTACGTCGTCCGCCAGGCCGGCAGGCCGGGGGAGTGGGTCACCGTCCCCGACCTCCTCGAGGGGATGCGCCCGGGCAGGCCGGAGCGGGTGGACTTCACGACCCTGCAGCGCACCCGCTGCCTCCTCCTCGATGACCTCGCGGCGGAGCGCGAGTCCGAGTGGACGGCCGAGATCCTGTACCGCCTCCTCGACTACCGCTACGCCTGGCAGCTCCCGACCGTCATCACCTCGAACGTCCCCCCGAACGAGGTGCGGGCGAAGCTCGGAGACCGGATCGCGTCCCGGCTGAACGGGATGGGCCGGACTGTCGTCCTCGAGGGAGGGGACCGGCGGACACCCCGACCGAAGTAGGTGCTTGCGCCCCCGCATTGTGTGTGTCTATTATTAGGGCATGACGCAGACCAGCACCCCCGCCGCTCTCCCCGCCTTCGACATGTCCTGCGAGAACCGGGGGAACCACTCCCTGAGCAACATCTCCGGGCACGACGTCCTCGTGACCGTCGTGGTCGGGGCCGTCACCCGGGTCCGCATCGCGGACACCTACGAGGGCGCGAACGCCACCGAGGCACTCGAGGCGACCGCGGCGATCCGCATGGGCGCTGTCTCGAAGGGCGGATACGCCTACATGGCACAGAAGTGGTCCTGCGGGTGCTCGCAGGCCGGCTACGTCGCCCGGACCGGCGGGGTGGAGTTCATCGCCTGACCGTCCCTCGACCACTGGACCCCCTCGGAGATCTCTCCGGGGGGGTCCTCCGTGTTCTACCCTTGCACCGTCCGGGGGCGGCTCCTTCGGACACAGCAGCGCCCCCGAGCCTCACCCATCCCACAGTGGACCGGTGCGGACCGCCTCGGGGGCGCTGTCGCGAGTCCCCCCGTGTGTCCTTCACCCCCCCGCGATAGGGTGCCGTCATGCCCCCCACCGTCCCCGCCCCGAGGCCG